GGATAATCCTTATAACTCATTGCAAGAGGGAATGCATCCTTTACTTCTTCAAATACTTCAAGTCCCTTCTTTGCAGTCTCTGGGGTCATATAATAATGATATCCCATCACAGTAATGTCTTGATCGCCCCAGGGAACATACTTTTTACGTCCATCATACGCCATCATTCGCAACCGTTCTGCAGCATACTTATCATCTGTCAAAATCATTCCACCTCTACCTAGAGAGAGATGCTTCCTATATTGAAAACTCAAACACAAATAAGTTCCAGAGACATATGAATTTGGTCTCCACAAAACTGCACCGTCAATAATATTAGTACCACCAAGATGGTATTGATCATACCACTGAATATTATCAAATCTCCAATCAAGACCAAGCTTCTCGCAGGTCATTGGAATAGAGATATAGGTATGTTCTGGTAATGTTATTCTATCGTATCCTTCATACCTCAAACATAATTCAATTGCATGGGTGCAGCAATCAGTAGCAATTCCATACTTTGCACCATAAAATTTCGCTATCGTATCTTCAAACCTCTCAACGGCATGGAAGGGGTCAGATACCTTTTGCGTACAATTCATAATCCGATTCATAAAGATCCAAAAACTCTTTGTTGTTTGGTTCTACGTATTCTGTATATATCTTAGCACACAATGGTTTGAAATTGGGCGTGAAGTATTTTGAATCTCTAAGATGAGGAACTGGAAATGGTTTATACTCTGAGGTATTATTCTTCATAAAAAGATTTACCTTTGCAGACAGATCTCCATCAAGTTTAAGAAGTTCTAATTCACCACTATTCTCCAAGCACAATCTCAAGAATGCTGTCTGAGGACCAGTGTGTTCATCAAATATGTACTTACCATTTTTGATTTGACTGACCACCCAATCCATGGGTGGTTTATATCTACACATAAACTCATTCAATCCAGAGATCCATCTTTGTGCAGGATCTCTTGTCACAGCAAAAAATTTATGATCACTCTCAACAAAGTATTTTGCCAGATAATCTGGATCTTTATCAGATTCCAATTTATCAAGAGATATAAACTTTGGGCAGTTGAGCATAAGTGCAGAAGATACTGATGTACTTCCACACTTATCGATGTGCATGTAAATCAACTTATCAGTCTTATTCCAAAAACAATTCACAAACCCCTCTTTGTGAATCTCTTGTCCCTTTATTCCCTTCTTTAATTTGAAAGTAAAAGAAGAGCAGTATTTACCATACTGCTCTACAAGATCATCTACTACTGCTCTTCGCTTCCGCATTTTAAAGTTGCTGTGATTTGCATAGTATATCTATTCTCTTTACCAAGGTTTGCTGCAAGGTGAGTAGTATCTCCCGTCCACCAAACATAATTACCCTTCTTCCAATTAGTGTATGGTCTGCGATCCAATTCAAAGTAATGTCCCGTCTTCCAATCTTCAAGAAAAATCAAGACTCTACAAATTTTATTGATGTCTGGTTCTCCATAGATTTCTCTGAACCTTGGATAAGTATCTTCATGCTCTGGCATGATTGTTCCTGGAGGCATGTTATAAAGGGACAAGGAAGTCTTATCCATAAAGTACCACTTATCACCAACTGGAATATATTTCTTTTTGAGAGAATCTACGATCTCATGCGTCCATTCAGGAACTCCGCGATACTCTTCGCGAAGGAGTCCAGTGTAGTTAACATATAGGTGTCCAACATTCTTCCAACGCTCTACAATCTCATCACTAGGAAACTGTCTCCGTGCAGGATACTCAATAGATTTAAAATCACCAATCAGTTCTGGGTAAATGCTCTTCATAATCAATCAAACTTGAAGGATCTAAACTTTTCTTTACGAGAAGACTTATTCTCATCAAACTCATACTCTTCGTCTTGACCACTGTCAAGGACATCATTCTGTGCAGACTGCTCACAATCATACAGTCTCATTTTAGCACGATCAATTCCAACAATAAATCTCTTATTGACAGACAAATCATTGTAGCGGTTCTTCAACTGCTTCACCATAATCTGCCCGAGTTCCTCCAATTCATCTGTGCTAATAAGGGCAAACATAAGATCAGCAGTAGCAGGGAGACCAAAGGACTCAGAAGTGTCAGTAAGGTCAACATCACTGCTACCATAACCAGAACGAGTGGTCTGCGTGGCAGAAACGATAGGGACGTTTGCTTCAACAGCCAACCCTCTAAGCTCTTCTGCAATTGACTTAATATAAGAATATGAATTGACAGTGCCGCTCTGGCGATACCGAGAGGAAGCACATATATTAAGGTAATCAATGAAAATAATATCAGGTCTAAATGACTTCTTAAGTGCAAGCTCGTTAAGAAGTGCCTTAAAGTGTCCACTGTGTGCGCCTGCAGTTGGATACTCTTTAATTATAAGAGAACCCTGAGTTTTTTGTGACAATTTTGTGACTTTGCTGTCAAACATTACTTTAGGAAGTTCAGCAATCTCCTGTATGGGAACATTGAGGAGGTTTGCATCAATACGCTCAGCAATTTTTTCTTCTGCCATCTCCATTGTAATGTATAGGACGCTATGTCCGTTAAGCAAACAGGCGCTAGCCATATGGCACATGAACAAAGACTTACCGACGCCTGTCCCAGCAAGAGCGACATTAAGACTCTTATTAACAAGACCTCCCTTGGTAATCTTGTTAAAGTATTCCAAGTCGAAGGGGATTTTGTCCTGCTTCTGGTGATAGAAGTCGAATCGCTCATCGGCATTTGCAAAGTAATCGTGACCAATATTATTATCAAACGAGACTGCTAGTGCTTCACTGAGAATAGATGGAATAGCATCTCGGTTCTTCTTATCATCATTGCCATCCGCAATATTGATAGAATCCATTAGTGCAAGATAGATTGCCCTATCACGGCACCACTTTTCAGTAGTATCATATAACCACTGAAGATCTGCAGGAGTATCTTCCAGATTCGTAATCAGAATCTGCAACTCCTTCAACATACCTTCATTGAGATCCTTCCTATTAGAAATCTCAATGAGGAGTGCTTCGACTGTAACCTGAGTATTATATGTTGTGATAAAAGCAACAATCTCTTCAAATGTAATCTTCTGAGATACTTCTTGGAAGTACTCAGGTTTGATGAAGGGAATTACCTTGCGGGAGTATTCTTCATTATATAAAAGATTCTTTAGAATCGTGTGCTCAATAGACTCCATTACTCACCATAACTAAATTCAGACTTAGCAATAACGTCAAGTTGTTCTAGAACTTCAGGGGTAAAATACTTCTCAGGTTCTTTGTAGATTGCTTTGGCATAGACCTTTTTACCATCTATCTCATAGCGTCCAGCAACGTTCTTCCACATACCGCCGAGCTCACCGAGTTCAAGAAGACCATAATATCGATCAAGACCACGCTCATCGTAATAAAGACGAATTTCCACATCTTTGTTCTCCTTGCTCAAACGAGACTTAGCAGTTTTTGCCTTGATGATATTACCTACCACTTCTGTCCCATCCTTCTCTTTCTTCTTGCTGAGATAGATGATAGTGGAAGCAGCATACTTAAGACCAGAACCGCCACCCATTTCCTTTGTGGGGACGTAAGCACCGATAACATCATAGGTGTGATTAGTGACAATCATGGGGATGTTTGCCTGACCCAACTTAAGAGTGAGCATACGAAACGCACCTTTAACAAGTTGAGATTTGGTCATGTCCCGAACCTGTTTATCGTTGAGAGCGTCTGTAATCTCCTTCTCAGTGGACAGCATTCCAAGGGAGTCTAGCACAAACATGCAGGGTTTGCGCTCGTCTACAGGCGCTTTAAGGTACATATCCACCGCTCGAAGTGCCTTACTTCGGAACTCTTCAATGGTTACCACATTGACCACAACAACTCTGTTTAGATCAACTCCACGACTGGCAAGTAGTCCCTTGTTAACAGCAGCCTCAGTATCAAAGTAGAGACAATAACCATCGGGGTTAGAATCCAAAAAATTCTTAACCACAGCGAGACTGAAGAAAGTTTTTCCAGTACTTGACTCTCCAGCAATAGCAGTAATCTTGTTCCCAGATACACCACCAAATACACTACCTGATACGAGTGCGTTAAAAATGTGCGAACCTGTGTCAACATACTGCTCAGTCTCGTCAATATCTGCAGCGAGTTGAGTGTAGTCATCACCAATCTCTTTTACAATATCTTTTAAGAAGTCCATATCACAAAACATTTAATGTAATTTTAGATGATCCAGCATTCAAAACTCCTACGGGTATGTAGTCAAATGACATAGCATACCGTTTTATGCTTGAATCTGAATTTGGTCTCACCGAGTGTCTAAGGTTTGATGGAAACAAAACTATTATACCACTTTCCACATCAACTCGGTAGTTGTTTGAATTAAACCGATTATACTCAGAATACTCTATTGGAAAGAAGGTTCCAAAGGTATTCTTTTTGTAAAGGTCTCCGTGAAAATTTATTGGGGCAGAACCTGGTGGGGCATCCAAGTAAAGAACACCACTAATCATAGATGATGCATGAATGTGATCTTGAGCATAATCAGATCCACTATTCATAGTTACCCAAGAAGACATGCAGACCAAATCAATGTCATCTTTTATTTTTAAAATTTGTTTTGCAAAATAATTTACATGAAAGTCAATGGCACCAAAAAGATCATCATACTTATCATCATTATGAAAGTCTTGCTTTTTAGTTATCCATCCATTATCTGCAGAGGTTCTTATATATTCCTCACCCCTTAAGTTGTCAATACAATCCTCAGTAAAATCATTGATTATATTATTCTTATAGATTGTTGTGGGGAATAACGTAACAACCTCCATTAGATCACAAATCCAAATTGTTCACGGGCAATTTTTTTATAAGGTCCACCAGGGTTCTCCTCGCGGATCTCCTTAATAATCTTCAACTTTTGATAGAGAGAAGCATCTCCACCTAGACGAAGAGCACCTACGATAGTGGCGAGTTCTGCATCATTAATAGGAAGTTCCATTATCCAAAAAATAATTCAAGGTTTACAGTCTTCTCAACATTCCATCCGATGGCGTCGAGAATAGTTTTTACGGGTTCAACAAAACTCTTGTCGAATTGTAGGTTGTAATCAATATACTTGTCAAGGTTAAGCTCCTTAGGAAATTCTTGAATAAATGAGATGACGTTTTCTCTCAGTGGGTTTGGTTCCTTCAAATAGCAAAACTTAATCTTCTCTCCGTTATTGATGAGTGAATATTTATTAGTCAGTTTTTTGTCTTTTACATGATGATTGAACAAGAGAGCACCCCTGACATGGATAGGTGTTCCCTTTGTGTAGATAGAAGTTCTACACTCATATTTTTTGAGATTGGATACAGATCTTGGGAATGAGATCTGTTCAGGAGGTAGTTTCTTGAACTCTTGTCTACTCTTATCAATGAATTCAATCACATCCTCCTCAGTTCCAGTCATCATAAGTTTTAGAGCACCCTTAATCATAGTCCGACAAGGGGCAGGGGTTGATGACTTAACTGCTTCAATACCCATGATCTTCAGTTTAGGTTCGGCATAAGCAACACCCTCACTATTCCAGACATTGAGAATGTATCGTTTCTTGGCAGTCCAGATTCCACGGTCAGCAATGTTCTCACGCTTCATGAACATCTTCTGATCATAAGCATTGACATATTCTGCCAACTCTTTATAACTCTTATCAATAAATGGTTCGATCTGATCTTGACATGCTTTGTCAAGGAACTCAACTACTTTTGCTTTGTCATCAGTTCCTTCAGGAAATACACGATCGACAAGTGGACCAAGATGTAAGTAAATAGAGTCAGTATCAGAAGCAATAACATAGTCCTTGCCTTCTGTCTTTAGAATCTTATTTAGATAAGCATTCATTCGGTTCTCAATCCAGCGGATGGAGACTTGTCCAGATAGGGTGATTGCTTCGGCGTTAGCAAGTTTATAGTAACGAAAATATTGATTGCCAATAGCACCATAGGCAGAGTTAAGGGCGATCTTCTTAGCCATCTGAATATTGTTACAACGGGCAATTTCCTTCTCCAATTCTTTAGTAGGGGTCTTCTCATATGCCTGCTTCGCTTTGAGCATCTTCTTCTTGAAGATTACTCGCTCGCTATACATCTTATCCATGAGTTCTGGCAAGAACCCACGAGTATTCTTACGGTACATGGACCCATTAGCACACACCGCACTATCTTTGTAATCCTCGAAGTCTATCTCCTCATTAAGGATTCTATCAACTGTTGCCGCTGGATGTCTGGTATCCTGAAGCGTCTCTGGCGAGATGTTGTACTGCATAATAAGGTGAGGGTACAGACTGTTAAGGTCAAAACTAACAACCCAATCATACTTTCCAGGAATCGGTTCCTTGACATAAGCACCTGCGTACTTTTCGTTTTTGTCGGATTTCTCCTTAGGAGGAATAACAATTCCCCTTCCCTTTAAATAATTATAAATGATTGTGTCCCACATCCTCACCTGGTAGAACACATCTTCATAATTGACCTTGGCATCATATGCCATAGTCAATGCAAGTTCAATCAACTTCATCTTGTCTTCCAATCGGTCAACAAGTTCCACGTCAATGATGTTGTATTCTACAAACTTCTGCCACCCATTGGTATAGAAGTCTTTGAAGGTATCAAACTCAGAGTGGTCCAACTTCTGCTGACCCAACTCCACATTTGCAATGTGATCCAGTCGATAGGACTCCTGGTTGGTGTAGGTAAACTTCTTGTAAAGATCCAGATAATCTAACTGAGAGACTCCACCAATATCATAGGACAGTTGCTTCCTACCTTGGATGTAAACCTCTTGCTCTGTTACAAGACCCCACGGAGAAAGTCTCTTCATCAACTTCTCACCAAGGATTCGATCAATACGGCGGACTAGATATGGAATATCATACAGTTTACTATTCCACCCAGTAACAACTTCGGGGGTGTTGTCAATCCACCAACTGATGAAGTCATGAAGAAGATCTTCTTCATTGTTGAACTGCTTGTAATAGTGATTCCCCTGCTTCAGTTTGAATGGACCCTGACCCCAGGTGATAATTTCCTTGGTTGCATAGTCCTGAAGAGTGATAAGGAGAACTTCCTCAGCAGCAGACTCTACGTCTGGGAATCCATTCTCAGAAGCGACCTCAATGTCAATGGTAGATAGCATGATCTTACCAATGTCAAACTTGATCTCTTGCTCAGAATACTTCTCAGAGATATATTGGTAAATAAACCGTTCATTACCGTAGATTTTAAATCCATCTACACCATCATATTTTTTGATGAACTCACGGCACTCATGTACGGTCCCAGGTTTAATTGCTTCAACCTGTTCTCCGCTGAGAGTCTTATAGAACGTCTTCTTTTGTGAGGGCACAAAAAGGGTCGGGCTCCACTTCTCGCGGGTAGTGAATCGTTTACCGTCTTCATAACCCCTGACGAGGAACTGGTTCCCGACCATCTGGACGTTCGTATAGAATCTCACTTAGTCAAACTGCTGTACAGTTCTTTGATTCTACCAGTTGGTTCGGCAATGGTCAAGATCTTATCGGAATGAATCTTGAACTTACTGTCTGTTGTAATGTCACCCAACCAATTTTGAAGGGTTCCATCAGGCATAATATTAAACGGTTGTACCAAAATGCAATCTGGTTCACCCAGATCAGCAGAAGGTGCTTCTTCCAATTTAGCAATTAGAGTTCCACCAGTTTGAAAGATAATGACTTTAGGTTCCATATCAGCAATTCTCACAACCGTCAGTTACTACCATAGATTGACTTTGATCCTCTACCTCTTCTTTAAGGATGTCAACCATGTACATTCGATGAAGTTCATTGACTGGATCAACAAAAGTTACAATCCAATCAAGAGGAACTGGGAATCTATATCCCTTACCCAAAGCAATCCAAGGACTCAGTTTGATCTCAAAGGAAGCACCACCTTCCTCACTGACTTCTGGATCACCAGTTTTTACTACACAAGGTTTGTTAAAGAAATATCCTACTACTTTGTCTTCAAGAAGCATCTCTTCAACATCAGTAATAATTTGTTCTCCTGTCTTTACGACAGCTAATTTAATTGCCATGACTAAATGAAGTTTAGTGTAATGTTAGCACGAAAAAGAAAAACGGGCAAGGGTTGATTCTGACCAACCCCGCCCAACAAGGCGACGATATTTGGGTATCCCCGCAGTTATTTATAGGTAGTCTTTGCGAGCATGATGCTCAGGAACAACCTTACCAAGTTCGATACTTAGTAACCCATCCTCAAAAGTAACTGATCTAATTTCCGTATCATCACTGAGCGTCCATGCTCTGGTGAAAGATCGTTGAGCCATTCCTCTATGGACGTAGCTTGTATCTTCTTTGGATTCTTTTTGCCCTTCAACAAAGAGTTTTCCGTATTCAGTGTAGACATTTACCTCTTCCTTTTTAAATCCAGCAAGCGCAATTTCTAAACGCGATTCTACATTGCTAACCTGGATCAAATTATAGGGAGGATAGTTGGTAGATGATTCATGTATGTTGAATAGACGATCAAAATATTCGTCCATTCCAATACTATTACGATTGATTCTATCCAAAAGCTGCGGAATATCTGCAGCACCGTATCTCATGAGGTTACCCATGGTTTTAGCTCCTTTACTAAGCGAGTTTATGTTGTGTGGACCCTTTCGGCATCCACTACTATTTAACCATAAACTAGAAAAAAGAGTAACCGCAATAACCGAATATGGTTATAGGGTTAACCGTTATTGAATGTGTGGTCAGCAAGCATAGCAAACAGTTGAGACTTCAAATGCCGCAAAAACTCTTGTTCTTCGTATGGTCTAGCAGGTGCTCCTGGCCACTTCTCAATAGAATAGCACGTATGATCATAAAACAGACGAACGTCTTCTATCGATAAAAATAGTTGATATCCGTCTTGTTCCAGATCTTCCATAAGATTACTCGGTCGTTTCTGCTTTTTTCTTCGACCCAATATTATACTTCTGTTCCAGGATCCAATCGTTCTTATCTTTATAGGATAAAACCTTGATTTGGTTTAAAGGCGCGATATCCATAATGGATTCGCCATCTACTACGCTAATTAAACCCCAATCAGAGAGGAGTCTCGCAATCCTATTCCGTCTCTGAACATCATTTACAGTAAGGTTTGCATGTTTACCATCAAGAGCAAACAATTCCTTGAAGTGAGTGATGTAGTACCTGCCTTGCTTGTGGAGAATGTGGCAAGACTGATAAAGTTTCTTTTCTTTGCGCGAAGCAACGCCGATGCGGGTAAGAGTTTCACGAACCTTCAAAAAATCATCAGGTTCATTCAACATAACTTCAACCATCATCTCAGGTGTCCAGTTTACCTGGGGTTCAATACTGTTTGTCATGTTCCACCAATGTCAAGTCGTTTCTTAATAAAATCTATTTGATCTTTTGACAAGATCTTCAATGCCTGCATTGCCTTCTCATTACTATAACCATAGTATTGCTTGACAATATCAAGATCAGTAATCTTATCCTTTCGGAGCCAAGGTGAAAACCTTTTACGCTTCCTCAAACTATTTAGATAAAAAGAATATTGCATGTCTTTATCGAGATGAGAATTCTTATTCATCTCGTTGGCAAACAAAACGCAATCTAAGTGTCCAGACAAACAACGATTAACAATGAATGGTGGATATGACTTGATGTCCTCAGACAAATCCTCTTTTGTTTGATTAATAGAATTCAACCAGTCTTTCAGTTCCATTATTGCTTATAATGATCAGGAATTTCGTCGGAACCAAAAATTGCACTAACACCTGTAATAGTTGCTCCAGGATTTCTTGCAAGTGCAATCTCTCTAGCATCCTGGAAGTCTCGCGCTACGTAGCTCTCCTCCCACAGTTTGCCCGCTTTGTACAGTGATACTTTTGCATTCATAGTTCATCAAGAGTAGTTCTTTACGTTCTTTTTGATCACTCATGTAATCACCAACAGACCTCATGGTGTATGTAAGATCAAACTCACCAGTTCTCCATTTGGAGTCAGTAAACCGATCCCTTACAAGTTGACCAGAATTGTAACTAATCATCATGTCTGTAGAAGAGTTATTACAGTCTTCTGCAAACTTGTCATGATCAAATCCTTTATGCATCGTGCCACCCTTTGCACCATAGAGATTATCTTTGATATCGTATGGAGGGTCAAGATAAACAAACACGCCAGATCGATCAGAAGATTCATCTAGAATCTGATCATATGAATAATTGGTGATCTTCCAATTATGTATAAGTTGTTGATACCCCGTTAATTTCTTGATACCCTTCATAGAGAAGTTATTATCGGATGCCTGTGGAGAAAATGCGGAAGATTCACTCAGACCAGAAAAAGAACACTTATTAACAATATAAAAAGAGATTGCTGTCCACAGAGGTTCAGACAGATCAGTAGCAAGATAATCTTTAGATGCTAAAAAGATTCCCTTTGCAGAACCCCTATCAGGATAACGAGACTTGAGTTCAACAAGTTTCTCTTGCATCTTGTGTCCATTGGTTTGGAGTTGCTGCCAAAACGTTGCAAGAGGTGGATGAAGATCATTTACCCAAATCTTCAGGTGCGGATACTTTTTAGTGATGTGTAGAGCAACACTACCACCACCAATAAATGGTTCATGGTACTCCTTATAATCCCTGAGATCAGGGAAGTAAGGATCCATCTTTTTACATGCCCTAGACTTGCCTCCAGGATAGCGGAGAGGAGTCTTAAAACTTTTCATCAAAGAATCTCCAGCAGATTACCAATAAGATCAGAAGCGGTAATATTCCTCCCTGCAGGTTTAATATCTTTAGCAAGCATAGTAAAGTCTCCTGCAAGAAACTTAACTTTGGCAGTAGGAGATTTAGGAGTAAAGTAAATACGCTTTTCTACGGTGTCCCAATCAACAATTCCAATTGACATAGACCCAGTATCCACAAGCAACATGTAGTCAAAGGTCTTATCGACTACTTTTTTATCTCCACGGAAATTTTTAAGATCAATTACAGATGTAGATCCATTCTTGTTAAACATCTTGAGTTTACCCTTCATCTCATAGTTGATATTATCTTCCGAAATAAAATCAACTCCATCTTTGTAATCTCCTACATATTTAAATTGACCATCACTCCACTTGGCGAAGGAATTCTCCTGCAACCAAGTACGAAGAGATTTGAATACATTGGACTTCATCAGTTCGTCATTGGTAGCGTTCACGCAACCAAAGAACTCTTCAAGATTGATGCGATCAATGTTAATCATAGTAAAATAAAAAAATCAGAGGGCAAGTTTTTTGCTAGGAGCAATGATGGGACTGAACATAGACTGATACTCAGTTACGATCTGGTCCTGTGCTTCTGCAATATACATTACAAACTTTTTGTCGATTGTCAACTCCTTTACTTCTTTACTAAGAAGGGGAGACCAGGGAGCAAAACCAATCTGACCATTACCTGCAGGAACTGCAACGATTGCGTTGGAGAAGGTAACAGAGTCATCAGTCTCACTCAGTACCTCACAGATGACATCTTCACCAGAGGTAGTGCGAACAAGTTTAACGTTCATTTGTAGTCTTTAAGATCGGTGGTCAGAAGAGTATTAAAAAACTCAGTAAGTTGTAAAATGCTTGCTGCCATTGCACGGTATCCAGTGCCAACATAGATTTGTCCAAGAAGGACGCAAGCAGTCATAATACTCCAGAAGTAATAATACATTCTGGACTTCTTTTGTCTTGGTTGTTTTTTCATTTGAATTCGCATTCACACATAATTTCAGTTAGCGCCGCCAGAAGATTAATTTCTTGATCGGCAACGAAGGCAACCTGATACTGATACTTAGCAATAATAAGCACAGCAGCAGGAATGGTAGAAGGTACAAGGGATGTGTAACAAGCATCGTAAATACGACGCAGAAGTACACCAGAATCATTGTCCAGATTATTAACGACCCACTTACGTACTTCAGGGAAGTTCTTCTCCTTAAGTCGTTTAACCAATTCATCAGTCTTGACCTCACTAAAGGACGCGAGAATCGCTGCATCAATCTTACCTCCAGCAGAATAACGTTGACACTCATTCAAAACACGACGCCAATCAGGGAAGTGTTTATTGATGAGCTCTACCAGGACCTTGTTATCATATTCAATACCCTCTGCATCCAAGATTTGTTGGAGGCGTCCAAAGAACTTGGATGCCATCTCTGGTCGCTTGCTTGCGGGGATTGAGAACTCGACCACTGCACATCGGGAGTGGAGGGGTTCAATAATTTTGTTTTTGTAGTTGCAGGTAAAGATGAACCTGCAGTTGCCAGCAAACTCCTCAGTAAACGCCCGTAGGAGGAGTTGTACGTCATGGGTTGTGTTATCTGCCTCATCAATGATGATGACTTTGTGTTTAGCAGTTGACGTAAGTGATACGGTCGAAGCGAAGTTCTTCGCATTGTTTCGGACAGT